AATTTGGTAATATTGTTAGCTACACATGAAGTAAACCAGATAGGAACAATTTTTATTAATGGAGAGGCCTTAACATTAGATGGAAGTGGTAATGCTACAGCACCATCAAAATACTCTGGTTTAATCAGAATCAAAAAACATTTAGGAACTGATGGACAAAGTGCTGATTCAGATTTAATTTCATCGTCAAATAGTAAATGGACATCTAATCACAAATTAAGTGGGATAGCATATATATATGTAAGGTTAGAATTTGACGCTGATGCTTTTCCAAATGGATTGCCAAATGTATCAGCATTAGTACAAGGAAAAAAAGTTTTTGACCCAAGAACGTCTGCAACATCTTATTCAACAAACCCTGCATTATGCATTAGAGATTATTTAACAGACACAAAATATGGTTTTGGTGCAAGTTCAACAGAAATAGACGATACTTCATTTACAACTGCGGCAAATGTTTGTGATGAAACAGTTTCACTTAATGCTGGTGGAACAGAAACTAAATATACATTAAATGGTACATTTGAAAGTAATACAACACCAAAACAAACTTTAGAAAATCTACTTACATCAATGGGTGGAATTGTTACATATTCAAATGGAAAATTCAAAATCAAGGCAGCTAAATATGTTAGCCCTACTGTAACTCTAGATGAAAACCACGTTAGAGGTGCAATTGGTTTGCAAACTAACAGGTCAAAAAGAGATAACTTTAATGCAGTAAAAGGGGTTTTTGTTACACCAGACAATAATTATATTTCAGCAGATTATCCAGCCTTTACATCTTCAACATTTCAAACAGAGGACGGAGGAGACCGTGCATTTTTAGATTTAGATTTACCTTTTACAACATCTGTAACAATGGCACAAAGATTGGCAAAAATTGCATTATTTAGAAATAGACAAAAAATATCAATGTCAATGTTTTGTAGTTTACAAGGTTTTCAATTAGACGTTGGCGATGTTGTAAATATAAATAATACAAGATTTGGATTTAGCACTAAAACCTTCGAGGTTGCAGAATGGGGATTGAATTTTGAAAATGATACAGAGGGTAATCCAGTTCTAGGGATTGATTTAACATTAAGAGAAATTAATTCAGCAGTTTATGATTGGACACCCGGCTCAGATGAAAAAGTTTTTCAGCAAGACAACACAACTTTACCAGACCCTTTTGTAGTACAACCGCCTGCAAGTGTAACATTATCGGACCAATTAATTCAATATAATGATGGTACAGTTATTGTTGCTTTAGACATCACCATAGGTGCAAGTACAGAGGGATTTGTTTCGTTTTACCAAGTTGAGTACAAATTAAGTACAGAATCAGATTTTATTATATATGCACAAGGTTCTGGATTAACCCATAGGGTATTAAATGTTATAGACCAATCGACTTATAATGTTAGAGTTAAGGCAGTAAATAGTATGGGTGTTTCTTCAAGCTATGTTACTGCATCAAGAACTATTGTTGGAGCAACTGCACCACCTTCAGACGTTACAGATTTATCGTGTAATATATCTGGTGAGGAAGCCCATTTATCCTGGGAAGCAGTTGGAGATTTAGATTTAGCTTTTTATAATTTAAGATTTTCAGAAAAAGTTGATGGAACAGCAGATTGGTTAAATAGTGTTGCTTTGGTTGAAAAAATATCAAGACCTGCAACCTCAATAACTGTTCCTGCAAGACAAGGTACTTATCTAATAAAAGCAGTTGATAAAATAGGTAATGTCAGTCCTAATGCCACAGCTATTATTTCAAATGTTACAAGTGCTTTAAATTTTAATGCTGTTGCAACACAATCAGAACACCCAACATTTGGTGGTACATTTACAGATACAGTTTTAGTTGATGGTGCAATAGAATTAGATTCCTCAGAATTATTTGATTCAGCTAGTGGAAATTTTGATGATGAAACAGTCAGATTTTTTGATTCTGGAGCAAGTAATGCTGATTTTTTGTCAACTGGAAGTTATGAGTTTGCAGATGTAATTGATATTGGTGCAAAACACACAGCAAGGATAACTGCATCAATTACTCAAACCGCTGATAATCCAGATGATTTATTTGATAATAGAAGTGGAAACTTTGATGATGCAAGTTCAAACTTTGATGGAGATGCCCCAGTTAATCAAAATGCTCATATTGAAATAGCAACAAGTGATGATAATGTAACATATACAGATTTTAGAGGATTTGTTATTGGAGAATATGAAGCAAGATATTTTAAATTTAAGGTTGTTTTAATATCAAGAGATTCGGCAACAACACCAGTTGTATCAGAAGTATCAGTTACAGTTGATATGAAAGATAGAATATTTAGTGGTAATGATATTGTTTCTGGAACTTCTACAAAATCAATCACATTTACAAATCCATTCAAAAGTGCTAATTTTGCAGTTGGGATAACTGGACAAGGTATGGCAACTGGCGATTATTTTACAGTATCAAATAAAACAATAAATGGATTTGATGTTGCCTTTTTTAATAGTTCAAATACAGGAGTTTCAAAAACTTTTGATTTTATAGCTAAAGGTTTTTAAGGGAGTAAAATAAATATGTCACAAGCAACTGATTTTACAATAGCTAACCAATCGTTTCCTTCATTTAGAAGCGATTTAAATACTGTTTTAGGTGCAATAAATACCTCAAACTCTGGAAGCTCAAGACCCGCAAGTGCAGTAAGTGGAACATTTTGGTTAGATACTACAACATCAACAGCACCAATATTAAAATTTTTTGATGGTAGTGATGATATTACTTTTGCAACATTTAACACTACATCAAACACAGTAAACGTATCAGATTCAGCAACTGATGTTGTTGGAGATACTACACCTCAACTAGGTGGTAATCTTGATGTAAATGGAAACAGTATTGTAAGTACAAGTAATGGGGATATTAACCTAACACCAAATGGAACTGGTAGAATTGTTTTAGGTAATGCAAGTGTTCCTGCTACAGAAACTGCTACAATATCAACAACTAAGACACTTGACCTAGACACAAATCAAAATTTTATTCTTACCTTGGGTTCAGGTTCTAATACTTTGGCTAACCCAACAACAGAAGCAAGTAATGTAGGGCAAACTGGAATAATCATATTTATTCAACCTAGTTCTGGGAGTGCAGGAACAGTGTCTTTAGGAACTGATTACGAAACAGTTGGAGCAGGTGGTTTAACTTTATCATCAGCTAATAATGATTATGATGTTGTGCCTTATGTAATAAAAGCAGACAATTCAATTTTATTAGGTACACCACAATTAAACTTTGGATAATTAAATGGTAAGTTCAGAATTATGGTTTGGAGCAGAAGCAAGTTTCTATAATGGTGTTGCTACACAGTCATTAAGATTTAATGATAATGATACTGCAAGTTTAAGTTGGACACCAAGTTCAGCAGGAAATAGAAAAAAATGGACATTTTCTACATGGCTAAAAAGAAGCAATATTACAAATGCAAGTAGTGGAGATGTTTACATTTTCTCTCAAGCAACTGGAACAAATAATAATGATAGTTTTCTTGCCTTACTATTTAGAGGTGACGATTTAGATGTTACTAGTAATAGTATAGAATGGTTAAGAAGTGATGCAAAATTTAAAGATAATGGTGCTTGGTATCATATTCTTTGGGTTTTAGATACTGAAAATTCTACTCCATCACATAGAATGAGGTTGTATGTAAATGGTGACGAAATAACATCTTTTTCAACTGATAATAGAAGTAACTCACAATTAGATGGCACTGATATGCCTATTTTAAATAATGCACTCCATTATATTGGTAGATATCAAGGCGATACTAACAGAAACTTTGATGGATACCTTGCATATACAGAGTTAGTTGAGGGCGAAGCATTAACACCTTCATCTTTTACAGAAGAAAAAAATGGTGTATTAATTCCAAAGAAATATACTGGAGACCATGGCACATATGGATTTAGGTTAGAATATAAACAAACTGGAGATGGCTCAAGTTCTGCATCAAGTAGTACAATAGGTGCAGACACAAAAAGTAATGCAACAAAACAACATTGGAACGATAACAATTTAGATGCTTATGATTCCAATATGCCTGATAGTCCTGAGAATAATTGGGCAACCTTAAATAGTATTTATAACCCAAAAAATAATCCACCTACTTTCAGTGAAGGCAATTTAAAAGCAACTGCATCACAAGTAGCATACCAAAATACTTTTTCAACGTTTGGTGTTTCAAGTGGGAAATGGTATGTAGAAATGAAACAAAATGGCACAACAAATTCTGCCAATTTTATTGGTATAGTTGACGAAGAAGCCTTTGAT